GGAACTTCCGGTGTCTCTACATACCGATAACCGGCATTCCGCAGTGCTGTCACATTCTTTAAAAGACTGTCAAAATATGTTTTATCCGGATATGCAGGGAGATTATCTTTACAAGTGACCAGAGAAATATTCAGCAATTGTGCAATGACATAGCAGTTATTTTCATTCCGCTTGACATCAGATAGATTAAAGGCTCCCTTCATGCCGTTAATCCACTCTGTTTTTTCATCACCAGTCATATTCTCCCAGCCTATATCCCGAAGTGCCTGTACCCGGTCTACATCCGCCTGTGTGCGGTCATAAATAAACCACGGCAGAATATACTCGATCGTATTCTCGTAGATGCTCTTATTTCCTGCCTCATCGTACATTTCGAGGTAAATGTGATATAAGCTGTCCTCTGCCACATCTACCGCTGCACGCCACTTCACCGGATATGCTTCATCCTGGATAAAAACTGTCTCAACACCATTTACAGTCCCGGCAACGTAAGTGATGTCTGTCGACAGTTCAAAGCTGATCGTTCCGGATGCCATCAGCTTACCTCAACCGTGATAGCTGCACTTGCACTCGTGCTTACCGGATTTGGCGAAAGTGTGATTCCCTTTAATTCTGGAACTGTTGTATCAAGCTTGACACTCAGTGTGATGCTTGTCGTCTGACCGGCTCCGTCCTTTGCAGTCACCACAATGCTGTTTGTTCCCTCTGCAAGTGTCACAGCCTTTGTAAAACTTCCGTCTGATCCTACGGTCACTGTTCCAAGACTTGTACCATTTAAAGTCATTGTCAGCGTGATTGGACTGGATGTTGCATCATTAGTCTTTCCTGTCACGTTCAGTGCTGCTTTATTTGTGATAAGTCCGGCCGTAGGTGATGAAATCGTAAGTGTTGGTGGCACGGTATCAATCGTAAATGTCGAAGAAACCGCCGTTGCTGCATTACCGTCATTATCTGACGCATTGATCGTGATGGTATGGCTTCCATCCTTAAGAGCTGTCTGTGGTGTAAATGTAAACTGATAACCATTTGTAATCCCTTTACTCACCATCCCTGTGCTTGAAGTTGTGTATGTAGTGCTGTCTACTTTAATTTTTACAGATGACAGCTTAACTCCTGATCCACCGGCTTCATCCACGACTTTAAAGGTGATTGGCTGCTTATTGTTTGTCACATATGCGCCTTTTGATGGAGATACCAGTGTGATCGCAGGCTTCATCGTTTCTTTTACAATCAATCTCAATGCTTCTCCCAGAGTGGCATCTGTAGCATCTTTCGTCACTACAGTTCCTGCATCATTGGTAATCTCGATTTTAATCGGATAATACTTGTTGGCCAGATTGTATGATGTGGTTGCAGGGGCTGTGATCGTTCCAACCCATTTTCCATTGCTCAATGTGAGATTCGTCCACACTCCATCAACCTGTACCCTTACTTTTACAATTGCCATTAAATCACTCCTATCTCTTGTCCAGCTACAAGTTCATGATTGCTGGATCTGGTATATTTTGTTTCTGTGTAATACGTCTCTACATCATCTGCCACAACCATTATTGTTACTTTAGTTTTTGTTGTGACTTTCTGCCTGGACAATTTTGCGCTATATATAATTGGTCTCATTTCCATTAGATGATCACATCTCCTCTCGTATATAATTCAGTTCCGGCAAAGTAATTTTCCGTAACAACTACTGAATATCCTCTGCAAGATGCCGTTGCAATAAATCCTCCTGTCAGGTCTATATCCTGCTGCTCAATCAGCGTAGTTGCAATATTACTATTCTTGTCTACCACATTTACCCAATTACTCACGCTCTCTGTATTCAAAATATATTTCATGCTGAGAATTTTTCTTAATGCATAATATGATAGTAACTTTTCAGCAACAGTATCTAAGTATTCCATATTGTACAGTGTAATTGTCCCTATTTTCTTGATATTTTCGGATTCGCCTGCCTCAATATGATCCACATTTTTTGTATATGAAAATGTAGTTTTTTTATATCTTTTTCCTGTGATCACGCATGCACCGGTTGTCTCCATTTGAACAACCACATAATTTGTATGCTTTTCTATAAAAGCTCCGTTTGATAATTTCAATGATTCTGGATCACATGGTTCTGAAAATGTTATTTTTGATTTGCCCTTTGGAAGATTATCCTTAAAAATGTCTGAATCTCCGGTTTCTAAATCATATTTTCCACATTCAATAGAAACCCCTGATACATACTCGTCCAATTTTACATTTGATTTGTTATTGAATTTTCTTTCTGTATCAATTGTTGAACTGACATATCGATCTGGTTTAAAAACCCGAATAACATCACTCCTACTGTCATCCGCAACTGCTGCACACGCGAAACATATCATCTGAAGTGCCGCTCTGCATGACTGTACAGCCAGATAACCATTTAATTTTGTATTGTATACCTCTTCATCAATGATAAATTTTGTTACTGCTGCACACGCAAATATTTCTTCTAATAATTTTCCTGCCAGTACATTCGTGTACATTTTCCCATTATAAAAAGTATAATTATCCATCAGACCAATTCTGTCGTTCAATTTGAAACTTGCTGTATTATTTTTAAAATCCGATGTATCAATGAAAAAAGTTCCTACCGGAATATCTACACCATCTTTGTTCTCCGTAAAGGTTACTTCCTGTGTTTTCTGTACAGACCTCCAAGATCCATTTTCATTACTGATATCAAAATCGTTTTTAGCATCCAATATTGATATGCTTGCTGTGTTAATGGATAATGTGGTACTGATCTCGTTGATCTCCTCATGTATCTTGGCAGTCTTGATCACATCGCCAGTCCATTCAATGTAGCGTCCATATAAAATATATCGTAGTTTTATATATCTCTTTGGCAACCTTGTCCTGACAAATTCAATTACAACTTTTCCATAATTTGCGACTTGATGAACACATGCATATACTAAATTATCGGGATAAAATGTTTTTTGATCCAACTTACTGCCAGATAATGTATACCAGGTAATTGTCAGCTCCGCAGGATGTTCATCTGCAAAATATAATGTAATTCCGGCCGATGAATGCTGTGCCCTAAAAGTAATCGTAATTCTAGGATTTTTCTGAAATAAACAGTCTTCTCCCGACTGTTCAACACTCCAAAATACAATGTCGCCCGGTAAATCCGGCATAACATTCTTATTTCCATCCAATACAAATTGGTTTAATTCAAATGTTCCATAATCCGCCTGATCTGTCTCAACTTCCAAAGATTCAAGATTTCCAATGGACTGGTTATCATCTGTAGCCACGCTTGCATCTGATAATGCTGTTACATCGATAAATTTCATATGTGCGCTACAGCTTGTTCTTTGCATTTTCTTCATACTTACCATCTTTCTGCTGGTTTAATCGCTATAAACTTCACTGTGAACCCGCCCCACTTCGTATATTCTTCATTTGTGTCTTTATTAATTGTATTCTTCATTTTCATTGAAAGTTTGTTTGGATACATAAGAAATACCATTTTTCCCATAGGCGTCCTTATTTCTACTTCATGACCGGTACCATCATCGATGCTGCTCTTCGTACTTAAAAGTTGCACCAGTGCAACAAAGTCTTTATTCGTTGTATCCGTAGTGGCAAATGTTATAGACTGGTTGTAAAACACTGCGCCAAGTTCATAATTCAATTCATATTTTTCATTTCTCTCTGCAAACTTATACTGAAATTCTACATCCAGTCCCAGTTCTGTTATTGGTACATCATACTGTTTTCCATCTATCTTTATCATGCCGGCTCCACCTTTGTAAAATCTGTACCTACACGCTGTGATTCTTTATCATATGAATATTTAATATATCTCATAAATCCTGCTTCATCTCCTTCAGCAACAATATATACATTCACATCTCTTTCTGAAGAATCAAGTTCCTCCCTAAGTGCCTGACGAATTGTTGATAATGGTGAGACAACTTCCGTCTCCCGATTGTTGTCACCAAGAATCGCGGCAAATTCACCTGCCTGCTTTGGCACAACAGTTCCGGTTGCAAGTCGAGGCAGCTTAACCTCTCTCAGCGTCGGGATACTCATACTCCATGATTTTCCACCGAATACCGGTACCCATTCTGGTATCGTAAAACTCAGCCCATTCAGTGCTTCTATACATTTATTAACACCTGATACAACACCATTGCACATGGTTTCTATTCCTGAAAGCAGACCATTAATCACACCGAATACACTTGTTTTCAATTTATTGAATATATCCAGAATTTTGGTTTTCAAATTCGAGAATGTATTTAAAACCGGTGTAACAAGTGATTTAATTCCATTCTGAAATCCCTGCATCAGATAAATACCTATGTCCCGGAATACTGTTGACGGCGAATGGATACCAAGAGCATTCTTAACTCCTGTAATAAGTGGATTTATCATATGATCATATATCCATGTGCCGATATCCTGCAGCAATGCCCACATTCCATCTAAAAATCCCTGAATGCCGTCCTCTCCATTACTAAAATAGGCATCATATAAATCTGTTCCGAAATCAGTGATAAGTTCGATCAAAAATGCAATAATACCACCTATCAGCGAACCTATTGATTCGAAAAGTGCAGATGAGATACCACTCCAGTCAACATTTGTAAGAAATGTATACACACCATCCGCCAACGATTTCCAATCAAGTCCTTCCAACGTTGTGTAGATGATCGTAAGGATTCCCTTAAGGCCTGTGCCAATTGTATTCCCAATAGCACCCCAGTCCACTGTCGCAATAAAACCGTTTAAGGTCTGATAAATCGCCGTTCCTACTGATTCCCAATGAAGCGTAGTAACAAATTCTTCCAGAAAATAAACAATCGTATTCAGTCCATTTGCTATCGTAGAACCAACGAGGTTCCAGTCTACTGTCTCTAAAAATCCGTTTATAAGGGTTGCAATATTATTTGCAATATTTCTGGCTTTTTCCTGAATGCCGGTCCATTCAATACTTTCCAGTGCTTCATTCAGTTTCTGCCCGATTATCGCACCTAAACCATAGAAATCTCCAGCCTCAAATGCTGCTTTTAACCTGTCCGCAAAAGACTGCACATCACTCTCAATCGGAACTTCCTCAAACATTTCTGATGGTGATACAGTTCCACCAGAGCCGCTTCCAGAATCTGAATCTTTATTATCAATTACATTTAGTTCATCGAACGAATACAGCGAATTTGCCGCCTTTTTTGCCGCGTTCGCTGTATTATTTAATGACTTTGCATAGTTCTGCTGAACGGCTGTTGCCTGTGTAAATGTACTCTTTCCGGTAATCGCTGCTATAAACTGTCCAACTTTGGAAATTGCAGCCGATAATTGGTTGATAAAACTTGTCAATATCGGGCTTACCACCGACAACAATGGAGCAAATGCGGATGCAAGACTATTTTTAAGCTGCGTTAATGCAGACATCAGTGCAGATATATCAGCATTAGCACTGGAAGAATATTGCGAAAGATTCTGAAATCCCTGCTTCACCCCATTGATTACAGCCTGCATCCCCATTCTGGCAACAAGAAGTTTAAACATATTCCCAAGTTTAAAAATACTGCTGCCAAGCCCGCTGGATCGGTTTTTCAGATTCTTAAATAAGCCCGGCAGTCCTGTCATTCTCAGCGCAAGTTGTCCAACCGCTTTCGCTGCACTCGTCCCCGCCTTTGCTACGCCCCGAAGCATTGCAGACGGCGCACTCTTTGCAATATTTAAAAGTCTTCCTGGTACTGCTGCCGCGGAATCTCCCAGCATCCGAAAACCATTTGCTAATGACGGTAATATACCAATTTGCTTTTGTTCCGCTGTGGCAGAGCTTTCCAGATTCCTCTTATAGTTTGCAAGTTCTCTCTCTGCAAGTAAAAGCTTTTGATAAGTCTGATCATACTCCGCATTTCCAAATCCAAGTCCTTTATTATTTTGTAAATGCTCAAGCTGTGTTTTATATAAACTTACTTTCTGTGTAAGATTTTCAAATCCTGCTGCCGCCTGCTTTGTATCTCCACTGGAGAATCCCTGTGAAAAAGACTGTTTTATTTTATTACTTGATTTACCTAACGAATTGGTCAGTCGCTCAACGAGGTTCTTTAATTCGTTTACACCTTTTACAAACTTTGAATTGTCTATTCCAGTTTCGACAATTTCCTCGCCAATTTTTCCCACCTTTTCACCACCTTATCATAGGCGGCTCAAAGGCTCTCTGACCTATCCTAATAAATTGTTAATTTCCTGCTCTTCCTGTTTTTCCTGCTCCGTCTTTTCAACGATCAGGTCACAGATTTTTTTATTCTTCCGGTAAAACTCCTTTTCCCATTTATCAAGAGTTTTTCCCTCCAGCTTTTTCGTTCGGATACGCACAACTGTTGCAAAAACGCCTTCCCGGATTTCCATAAAATATCCAAGGAAGGTCCACCAGTGCATATACTTCTCGGCTCTGGTCTCTCTTCCTGCAACTGCATTGACTGCCGGGAAAATAATCGGTTCATCCTGTGTCCAGTCCATTTTCCGGACATTTTCACCTTCATCATCCTGTGTTCCTGCATCTATGAACCAGTTTGCCTGTTCCGCTGCCTCCTGATAAAGCCTTACAGGCATCTTTTCAAGGTCTGGATAAAGAATATAGAGCATGGTATATATTTTCTCTTCATGCTCTAATTCTCTGTCATTCATTGCCTCAAAAATCTTTAATATGTCCCTGAAATCCGTGCGTATCCTCCAATCCCTGCCGCCAACCTTTAAAGTCAGTGGCAGGGTTCCTATACTCAAATTTTTCCCGGCATATAAGAACCGGTGTATCTCTGCATACGTTTCTTTGTCTTATTCACTTCTATGTTAAATTCCCTGGTGATAACCTTCGCAATTGTCTCTAAAACATTTTCAAAGTAGAATTTTCCATTAATCGTGGTCAATGGACTCTGCTCATTGAAAAATGCCGCTGTAGAATCACCATTGATAATGTAGTCAATTTCCTGCTTTATTTTATCCGATACCAGCATTACTCCCTGTGCACCCGGATTATCCCTGATCACCGTCTCAATTTCGCCGATCCGGCCGATCACCGTTTCATATCTGCTGATAATATCTGTATCTGTCGGATTAAATACTAATTCACCGATCTGCCGTCCCTGTGTGTTTTTAATAATATAAGTGCGCACACCGGTATCTACCGTAAGTTCCATGCTGTTATTGTTTCCATTGAAATTTCTTACTTTTCTGTTCTTATTACTCATTGTCTCGTCCTCCTATGAATTTAGGTGGCAGCATAGGCACTGCCACCCACACGTGTTATATATTAAGCGTCTGCCTAATACCTTATGCTGGTAATGCTGTTTTCGCCGTGAAAGTTGGTACTTTGTTTTTGATTGTCACGGTACCCTCAACACGGTTTCCTGCGTAATTTACAGTATATGGAATACTTACATTTGCCTTTCCACCGATTGATTTTGGTTTCACAATAACCTCTTCCATCCATGCTTTATGTGTCTCTGCTTCTGTATCCTCTACAAGCACCTCCATGATGAATGTTCTGCAGCTATCATCAACCTTACGGTTCATTGCGATATCCACAAGTTTCTCGTAAAAAGCTCCATCGGAAGGATTTGCATAATAAGGATCTACTTCCACGGACGGTGTATATCCATTATCCTCTGTATAGTTTTCTCCTGTTACATCCTGTCCTACGGTCACATCCGGGTTAAGTTCTGTAGACATTTCATCTACATTCTTACCCACCAGGAACCATGCCGGTGAGCTTTTTGTTACATCAAATGTACTGTCTAAGTACTGTGCAAAACATTTCCTTGCTAATTTCATAAAATCCACTCCTTTTTATATTCCTGTTCATACAGTAAATTTAATCCTATGATCCAGTTCTCAACTCCTGCCTCTGTCCTTCCGTCCAAGTGTGCCGGTGTCGTCCGCTGAATCTGTGTTATCTTTCTTCCTTCGGTCAGCTCCGGGTATTCTGTCAACTGCTGCATTCCGTCCTCTGTTGGTATCGGTTGCATTTCTAACCACCTGCCAAGATTATCAAGAAAAGTGCAAATCTCAATTCTTCTGTTCTCTCTCACCGGCTTATCACGGAACACGACAGTAAATGGATACTGACATTTCAATTCCACATTACCGGTTACACTTTCTTTGTCCGAGACAATAACCGCACCGCCCAAAGCATAAAATGCAATTCCTTTTGATTCCTCCAGAAAAGAAAAATCTATGCTCTGAGTACTTTTCAGTACCGGATATTCATTTAAAAGGTCCATTAATGCGTTCGTTATTGCTTTCTGACCTTCAATATCATTTTTGAGCTGTTCTTTTTCCATGATCAATTTCCTTTCAGAATGTTTTCTATACCTTTCAACCAGTCGTCCATATGGTTTTTTCTGGCAGTCTCAAACCATTGTGGTGTTGCCTCAACAAGTCCATATTTCAAGTTTTTATCTGTTAAAATTTTAGTTTCTCCCTCCATAGCCCATGGACTTTTGCTTATCTCACCGATCATGACTTTTCCACCATATAGA